TCGGTTCCAAATAACGTAGTCATCAACTTGGGGTTCATACATTACTCATCCACCTCTTCTGCATCATAATATTCAAATGGTTCTCTGTTCTGATTTTTCAGTTGAGGCAACCTAAACATTTCTTTTAGGTCTTTTAGATCAGCAATCTCTTTACGCAATGCATCAATCTGTGCTTGTAGTAATGAGAAGTTGTGATCGTTATTGTTCTGAGCAATAAGAAAGTTCTTAAGCGTTGCTTTGTATTCTTCTTCAGTCATTAGTATCTCGTAGGAATCTTGTTGTAAGGTGATGTATCAATGCTATAAGGATTTTTCAAGTCCTTTACATATTCTACCATACTATCTCTGATTTCCAACAGCTCATAATAACATTTCTGGTTATGAGCACATGCTCTTAACTCATGGTCTGGTTTATAAAGAGATTCCATAAAAAGAGAGCGAGCACGATCCCATTTCTCATGGGTCGTCTCACTTCCTTCTATTGATCTCTGATCTTTACTTGGCATAATAATGTCAGAGTCAGTTACTATTAATTATACAGGTTTTTCGACTGGTGTCTCTGTCCCTTGTGACAGTTTATCTAGTGACACCACATCGGGTACTTTCATGCCTGTGTTCATTATAATGTTTACAACGAACGCTTCAAGATATATTAATGGTATGTAAATATAATCCTCACCCTTTAGTTCACTTAACCTTTGTATCCATGTTTTCATAAGGTAGTCCCATAGTTTTAAATTCTAGCTGCATCTTAAGAAATGAGACCTCTTGTTCGAGTTCCTCATTCTTCTTTTCAAGATACTCGCAGTGCTCTTGGTAGATTATAACACTCATAAACGTATTTAGATTAATTAGATCCTTTTCTTAATGTATCGTTATCATATTCTATGACACCATCTTGTCTTACGACATAACAGTGATACCAGTATGGGTCACCAGCAACTCCATCAGTCAGTTCATCACGACGTGGAAAATAGTCTATGCAAAACTCAAATGCTAAGTCTGGATCACGAAACTCTATGTATCCATAGTACTTGCTCTCTAATATTGTTATTAGTTCAGTAGGTACATCTTCATCATCACGATAGTATGTTATGACTTCTGTCTTGGTTGATGAGTCTGCTGCTTCTAGTCTTGGGTTCTCAAAATATATTGTTGCCCCTGACACTCCAGCAGCGTAGTCTTCGATATCATCCCATGTAGCAGCGGAGTCAAGGGTCTTTATTTCCATCTATGGTCTCCGTTTTCTTTAATTTATAAGCAGCACTTACTCTAAGTCCGTAAAAGTCTCTAGTTGTATCCTCTGCCCAGTGTAGTATTTCTGATGGAAAACATACAGCAGAACCTGGCTTAGGAAATACTGAGTCAAATCTACCATCATCTTGTACAAATATTGTTTTGCCTCCCCACATCAAATCCCATTGTGGATTACAAAAGAGGAGAAATGTATAATCACTAGCATCTCTATGTATAGAACCATCTAATCCATGAGTATGTCCGTTCATATAATAGTCAAGGATCTCAAACTTAAATGGTAGTAAGATTTCCATCTTCTCTGGTATATATGTATCAAAGATAGCAGTACCTTTGACATCCATCTTCCAAAACTTCTTATGTGGGAAATTATGGTCACTCGTTGCACCAAACTGCCAACGTGGACGACTAGCAATTCGATCCACTTCTAACATCTCATCTCTATCTAGTATAGTATCAAAAGATTGTATGTCAGTTAATTTAGCAGATCCTTCAAGTTGAAATGTCATAATTAATCTCTAAAATGGGTGTGGTTTCTCATCATTGCCATACGAAACCAATCTAGTTCGAGGATGTCCTCATCATCTAATTGATTTTTATCATATAGTCTTTGATATAATTTATTAAATCTAACGATTGGTTCTCTCATAGATGCATCTTGAATAGAACTCTCCATCCAAAATGTTATACATCTACGTTCTCCTTTAGTTATAGGATTAACACCATGTATTTGATTGGTATCATACATGAATAAATCACCTGGTTTTAATTCATGTACAGTCTTATTACCATGCATATCTTTAGTATAATGCTCACCTCCTTCAAAATCATCATTTAGATTCATAACACAAGTATAATCTGTACGTATTCCATACATGTGTATGAAATCAACATGATCATTGTAGTGCATACCCTCATTATACTTAAGCATAAGAATTTCTGATGCTTTAGATATTAAATAAAACCCACTGAACTCTCTTAACATACGATGAACTTCTACGTTCACCATCTGTCTAACAGTCTTATCTGTCTGTTGTAGATTGTGTTTGATCTGTTTATCACTTGGCCCACTAATAGAACCATCTTCCCATGTACCTTGATCAAATACACTATTTAATTGTAATAATTTATTCTTATCAAAGAAGTTATTAAATGTATCAATCATGATTGACTCACATAACCCATAGACTCTATAACTTTCATATAGTTATTAGATGCAGTTGTAAACTCTCGTTCCATGTTAGGCCATACAGCACACATGTTTACTATTATATCATATGATATTAAGTATTCGGTATCACGAGACCATTTCTTCCATGGTGTGAATGTTAACTTACCATCGTGTTCATCAACAACAAATGGATATACTAATTTGTAACATACTTCTTGCTCAAGTCCATCGACAACTTCGATGTGCTTGGATACATTACAAATCAATTCGTCACCATTTAGGAGAGTGACGAGCATAATATTATCAAACATAGTTTATGTGTTATTTGCTTCGATTGACGCTAGTATTGCTGCGATCTCATCTTCCACAGTTTCATACTGTGACTGAACATCCGCAGGTTTGAATACATCTTCAGGATTCTTGATTCTATACTTGTTAGCAATCTCAGTAGTTATCCTTCTTGACCATGTATTCAATGATTTGTCTGGGAATACACCAAACTGATCATCTGTTGCTAAGTAATCCTTTGCTTCATTAGGTTTCTTTACTTCCATCACATTATTATCAGCTTCAGATGGTGCTGTTACTTCTAATACTTTCCACTTAGCATAATATACTGGGTTGTATGGAAACTTAACAACATCTGCCTCTTGACCAGTATAATCTTGAGGTATTGCTCTTAGTTTAGTACGATATGTAGCCCATTGTGCTTTTGTAGCAGCATCAAGAGCATTATCACTATTTTGTGTCCAATCAGAATCATCTAATAGGAAGTTACGAACCATTCTAATTCCATCCCATGATATCTTATTCCACTTACCATACTGTTGATACAATTCATCTTGTATCTCTTCCTGTTCTACATCTTGATACTCAAAGTACTTTGCCCTTACACCGTCAGCAATTTCTTTTGCTTGTGCATCAGTTGGTTCTTTCCAATCATATGTCACCCACTTCTTCTCATTACTAACACGATTGTAAGTAAACTTCTTCTTCTCACAACCATATGATCCATCATCAAAGTAATTAAAGTATATTAATCTATCATTGTCTGATGTCCAGAATGGAAATAATTGGTTTTGGATATTTGCATTCCAAAATGCCTCACTTATAACCTGTTGCTTTCCATCAACAGTAATAATGCGTGAAAGAGCATTAATTTGTAGTACTACACGAAATTCTGCCATTGTTTTAAGGGAGTTTAAGATACCATCCTGTCAATATGTATTTATCTTTAGTAAAAACAGTGTTGCCACGATGTACATGTGTCATACCAGCAGGCCAAATAACTATTGTACCTACCTCTGGTTTAATTCTGCGTTTTTGAAACAAAAATTCAGTTTCTGCTTCACCATCTGGCATATCATTTAAGTATACCATCCATGCTAACTCACGGTTTGCTGCTCTAAAACTAGAGTTTTCATAGTGCCATGTGTGATAACCACCACCAGGCTCTGTCTTTTGTATCTTGAGACCAATAGTACCTAATTTTATTTTAGATATATGATCGTATTTTATTCTATAATTTTCAAATGCTGTATTTATATACTGATAGAAATGACTAGCGAGACCTACCTTGACATCATCTAATGTAAATGCACTGTCTTGTCTTCCCATCTTACCTTGTGGGAACTGCTCATGTCCTTGTTGTAGTGCATTATTAGCACTAGCAAACTTATCAAACTCTGCTATAGCATCAATACATAATTTTTTATTTACAAACTTACGATATACCCCGATGAAATCATCGTATTCACCTGGTGCTTGACTGGGTTCCATAATATATCCATGTTCACTACCCAACTCCATTTAATATGCTCGTATCATATACTTCACTAAATGATACCTCGTAACGAGTGGAATGTCAACCTCTGGTTGCAAACTGGGTGTAACATTTAACTTAACAGCAGATGACAAGGTAAATTTACCATCATTTACAGTGATACCAGCAGAGTTTACTGGGTCTCCTTGTGGTGCGATAACTTCTTGTATGGATTCTATACCTAGATCCAATCTACCTGCCTGTGTAGTATATGTTGTGACTTCACCTTCTGCGTGTATCATTGATACCTTAGCAATACCATAGTTATCTAACTCTTCATTACCTGATGCTGATCTACTCTGTCTTACTTCCATTAATAAATTAGAAACTCTGTATGTAGTAGGAATAGGAACATCTACATTTTCCCATGTAGTAGCACCACCACTGGTTGATATAGTTCCAAACTTAATATAACTACCACCACCATCATTACTACCAAATAGTTCTAATGGTGCAGTAGGTGACTCACCTCCATTACTATCATTACCACGTATAACTTCAAATCTTACCGCTTCTGTAACTGTACCAACAGTATTACTACTACTAGCATTATATGTTATAGTTCTAGCCCAACGTATTTGAGGAGTTCCTCTGAATCTTAAGTATTTTTGTGTATCTGGTGATACGAAACCACCATTGTTTCCACTGCCAGTACCACTATCAACATAATCACATCCATCACTAGATCTATCAAATAATCCTACAGTCTGACTAGTACCTGTTGTTGGGTTAGAAGAACTGAGGACACCATATCCAATACGTCCATCACCATCATCATTACCATTACCAACATACATTGTACCAGAAGGAACACTAGAACCAGAGAGATTATCTAACATGAAATCAAGATGAGCTCCTGATCCACCACCACCTCCACCAGGTCCATATTCTGTAGTATTCTGGTTGGTTGTTATCTTAACGTAACCATCAGTACCATCTATTTCTTGTCCAATATTTACATCACCACCATTATTAGCATCACCTTCACTAATAATACTCTGACCTGATACCAATGAAGACTGTCCTCTGGTAGCACCGAAACCTGGTTTAACAGCGTTGGATCCGTTACCTCCACCGCCACCACCACCGATGCCAGCACCAGTACCGACACCGCCACCGCCTCCTCCTCCACCACCACCAGTACAAACGGAGTTACCTCCAGTTGCACCAGAACCAGCGAAGCATCCAGCGACTAATTGGAAAGCATCATTTTGAGCATTAACTTGTCCATTTTGTGATGATAATTGTGTGCCATCTCCAGCAGCACCTCCACCACCGCCTCCACCAGCACCGATGAGAGGACCAGAACCAATACCAATAGCAGAGGAGCCACCTCCTCCACCTCCTCCTCCACCGCCAGTACCGCTACCACCGTTACCACCGTCAGAGAATCCTTTACCACCTGTACCTGGATTTCTACCACTACCAGATGTACCTCTTTCACCAACCCATATGTTTAAAGATTGTCCTGCACCAGCATTTATATTTGCAAGAACATGTTTACCATCTCCACCATCACCAGCATACCAGTTAGCACCACCATCACCAGTACCACCTGATCCACCTCCACCACCTTTCAATTCAGCAGTGACTTGGCTAACAGGATAGTTGCTTGGAATAGTATATGTAATAGAATTACCAGAAGTATTGGTAGCCCATTCTGAAATTGCATTCTGTGATCCAGTGAATAAAGTTCTAGATCCATCACCACCTGCACCATTTATAAAGATAGTAGCTCCTCCAGCACCTCCAGTTGATCCTGCACCACCATTACCACCTGGATTACCTTCAATGTAATTGTTTACATTTATTGCAACACCACCTGTTAAATTAATGGCATTACCAATATCTGATATAGAAATATTTTGAGTCTGAACTAAACTACCACCAGAATATACTTCAACCTTTGCAGTACCACCAGCACCACCAGTTCCACCTGTCAGTAAATTCCATTTAGTTGTTGTTCCACCTGTACATGTTGTTCTAGAATTAAATATGACTGCACCAGTATCATTTCTTGTAGCATTAAATGCAATACCACATGGGTTATTATCCCAATCATTTAATAGAGCAGCATTATTCTTAATTTTAAATTTCAACTGATACCAGCCAGTAACTGGTAGATTACTAGCAGGAACAACCAATGTTGCACTACTGGTTTGTGGTGCTGGTCCTGAAGTATTTGGTGGTGTTGCGTTACCTTGTATGTAAGTACCATTAGGTTGCCATATATCAAGTTCAGAACTACCATCAGCATGTAATTCAACATTAAAACCAGTAGCAGCAAGACCTGCATCTACATTAATACCAACACCACCTTCTACCCATTGTCCTAAGTAAGGGTCTGTAGAAGTACCTGCTGGAACATCAATATAAATTGCATTATTCAACATAAATGTTGACCATACAGCAGCAGCACCAGCAGATATTTGTCCTGCTCCTATTGCATACCAATCTCCTGTTTGTAATAATGGATCAAAATCATTTCCTCCTTTACCAGCACCAGCAATTACTTTATAATCATAACCATTAAGTGTTGCTTGATAATAACTATCCAAACCATCAGCACCAGCAACATCAGTAGATGCTCCTAATCCCCCTGATCCAGTCATTCTACCAACAATATATTCTACTGGTTCTTGTGAAGAAGTAGATGCAGGAATAGTATAACTACCACCAACATTTTGCTCACTAAACCATTCAGTATCTCCAAACTCAGTACCTGGAATAGTTATTGTTTTACCACCAACAACATAGTTATTATCAATATCATAAACTGTAGGTGCTGGTGTAGTAATTGTAGTTGTTGGTTCTGAAGGGAAGTTACCAGCAGCATTATATGCTACTTCAACAATTATAGTTGCTGCATCACCAGCAGTTGTAATATCAACAGTATTATTTCTTAAAGCATTCCATTTAGATGTGGCTATCTTAACAGTATTATCATCAACCTTAACTACATACCAACTAGTATTTGGAGCAAAGTTTGAGTTAACAGTAGCACCTGATGGTGGATTACCTGGTGCATATGTGAAGACAGCAGGGTTTGTAGCAGGGTTAGATTGTACTCTTAATTTATGTCCTGTTGCCATACCATGACCAGTGATGGTAATCGTATCACTACCTGTATTAAATGCTGACTGGGTAAATGTTTTTGTAATCTTAGTACCAACACCAGCAACGTTTCCATAAGTTGAAGCAAGTGGGTCTGTAATAATATAATCTACAATACCATGAGTGTGGAATAATGGTACACCTCCAGCAGGCTGGAAGAAGTTTACACCTCCATTACCATTTTTAAATCCAGCAGAGTGGTTATCCATAAAGTATCCAGCACCAGACATTGCTCCTGCCTGTGGTGCATTTGATGTCATAATTGCATGTTCATGCTCTGGAACAGCAGAAATCATTTTCTCTTGTAATGGTCCTACTGTCATTGTGACTTCACCACTAAGACTAGCACTAACAAATTCAGTAACGTTATCGTAACCACTTATAACAACATTACCTATGTCTATTAAATTTTCTTGTTCACTCTTACTAAAATACCATTTACCTCCTGTTGCACCAACAGCAGAGATTACAGTACCAGATACAGGAGATCCTCCACCTGATACACCTCCACCAGCACCAACTAATTTTCTTGTCTTATAATCTGGTACTTGGAATGTTATTGATGATGTAGATCCAAAATCTTTTTTCTCATAAGATCCACCAGTACCACCATAGTTATCTTTAATTACTTCATATAACAGTGGATAGTCTGCTGCACCATATGTTGATCCATCACAATATAAGAATCCTGGATACTGATCCATTGGATTATCAGCAGTATTAGATGATACTGTTTGTATTCTTATCTTACCATCACCATTTGATCCAGGTTGTAAAACTTTCATTGTATCACCTGGTGCATACCCATAACCTGCTTGTTTGATTGTAGTATAATCAATAGCACCAGTACCTTGAGCAGCAACACCAACTCTCAAACCAAATCCTTGAGAGGTAACTAAAACAATACTACCAGATGAACCTAAATTTGTAATGTTAAAGAAGTAACCAGATGATATATCACCAGCACTTCTTGCTAATCTAAATGTATTTGTTCCTGTTACATCAACAATATACTCTTGACCTTCATCAATTAATACACCACCAGTACCATTAGATGCAAGGGTTGCAGTTGCAGTTGCATTTGATCCACCACCACCTGAAATAGTAACTGTCGGGAATTGATATCCTGTACCACCTTCAATTACATTAATACCAGTAACAGCACCACCAGATGTAGCAACTTGGAAGTTACCAGCAGAAGTAGGACCACTTCCATTATCTCCTACTTGTACAGTTGGTGTTCCTACATATCCAGAACCACCATTAGTAATAGTAAATGATGCTATGGATCCACCCAATGCTGCTTTGTTAGGTGCTTGTGCAGTACTCTTAACAATAACTTTATCACCAGTGCTTAATATACTACTAATAGCAGGATATGTTATAGTATCATTACTTACAGAGAATGTAGAAGCAGGGTTAACAGCAATTTCTATTGGTTCTGTTTCAAATCCAGCAGGGCTCATTATATCTGTGGTATAACCACTACCTGAGTTAATAGAGTATTGTGCTATGGCACTAACAACACCATCATCAATAACTTTATCATCGTTTGCTTTGAACACAGGAATAACTGTGCCAATAGGCATTGTAGATGACGTATAAGTCACCTTATCTGCGAGATAATTGGAACGAATATTTCTTGTGCTCATTATACTTTAATTAGATAATCGACCATAGTAAAGGGAGCGATCAAACCATCCATTTTTCTAGTTTGATCTGGGGTGATTTGAATTGTAGATGTCATACCATCTGTACTAATGAAGAACTCATCAGTAACCAAATCATAATTGGTTGTACCTGTTGTATATGTTATAGTATGATTATGCTCTGTTGGATCAGATTCATATCCCAAAGCATCAGTAACTTCAACAATGTTAGAAACCTGTGGATATACAGTACCAGAAACACCACCATCAACTACAGTATCATATGGTAATACGTTTGCTGTAGATGCAGCATGTGAATAACCATTGTCACCTGTTTGTGGAATGTCATCATCATCTACACCAGCAGCACCAGTTATATAATTTGGTTGAATATTGTGACTAGTTCCTGCACATCCCATAGATCTTTGACCTATAGGCCATGGTGCTGTGTAGTAACATGTATTAGGAGTAGTATCAACTAGCAATGGAATAATACTAGGGTTTTGTCCAGCAATATTATCACCAGATTGTGTTGTTGCTTGGTTAGAAGGAACTAAACAAAATTGATCAAAACTAGCACAGGCATTTTTACAAACACCATAGTACTGGTAACTTACACCAAATCCTCCTGGAGTATAATTTCCTGGAGTAAATTTAACTGATTCACCATATAATCTACAAGCTGGTTGTGCTTCCTGGTTTCCACCAGGTCCATCAACCATTGTATGATAATACCATTCATGAACACCTATTGTAGAAGCGTTCTTATAATAATTTAATTCAAACATATCATTACCAGCTCTTCTCTTAATCCTACACCTCCTAGTGGTGGTATAGTGAGCATGTGGTTGGAATGCATTGATAGCAACCACTTCATCATCAGTATATCTTGGTCTGGTGAATGAAACTTGTCCTCTTAATGAGGTTGTTTGTGGTGGTACTCTAAACTGTCCTGTTAAATCTATCTGAGCAGTTGTTCCCACGTTGCTTGACACTTCAATACCAACACCAGATTTATCTATTGTTTGTCCACCAGCGTTGGTTACTTCCCTGTCATTAATTACACCTTGATCGGATCCACTAGATCCTCTAATAAATTTTGATCTTAAGTCTGGTACTTGGAATTGACTTGTTGATAAGGTAGCATCAGATTGTTTAAAAACACATGAACTTCCTAGTCCTACAATTTCAGCAAGAGCAGGATATTGTGATTCATTGTATATACTACCATCACATCTTAAGTAACCAGCAGGTAATAGCGAAGCACTTAGACCTGCGATTGGATCATTAACATCTAGTTCTCTACTAAATGCTATGATAGAACCTGTCGTAGTTCCTAGTTTATTTCTTTCTTCGGATAAAAATGCTGCCATTAGAATGCCCTTATGATCATTATGACTGTTTGAGAAGGTGTATTGTTATCTAATACTATATTTAACGCACTATCAATGTTAGTTACATTAACAGTATAAGATTGTACATTATTAATAGCAATATTTGAAGGTGGCCTCAGTCCAGCAGCAGTCATAGAAATATCAAATGAGAAATGATTATGCGGAGCAAGAGTTCCTTCTGTAAAATCTTCACCTGAATGACTTATGTTGGTTGGGTATGTAGTAGTCTGATCATTATTCAAATAATTTACTCTACCCATAATATTTGTTGGTGGTGGAAAGACACCAGTGTGTCCAACCATTGCGTGTCCATAATTATAAGTGTCACTAAACTCAGGTGTATTACCACCTCCTTGTGGTATAGTTCTTACTAAACCAGTTTCAGGTACAAGAGTCTTTGTTGCAGGGTCAAAAGTTAATGTTTGATCTGTTACAGGAAGAGTATTCTCATCATAATATGTGACAGATCCAGTTCCATTAGCCCATCTATCAGGACTATCACCACTAGCACCACTACCAGTTAAGTTAGCAGATTCATAATCAGGTGAACCACTTACTTGGTATGCAGATGTTTCAAATACCTGTACATATTTACCTTCAGTTTGAGCAGATGTATATTGACCTGGATGCCTATGAGCAGGTGTGTGATCTATACCTAATTTTCTACCAATGACATAATATGTTTTAGACCATGTAGGATCATTAAGAGTAAACTCAGTGATTCTACCTGCCATGTTATTAAGAACTGCCATATTAAATGTTATGTCAGTATCAGCACTGTAGATAGCAGGTGGTGTTACAGCAGTACCATCACCATCTATTAAATCACCAACAACATTATTTGCGTCAGGTTGACCATACTGATACTTACCTTCCAATAACATAGACCTTTCAACGTCTACCATTGCCCTACCATTTAAGTCAGGGACACGAAAAGTATCAGAAGCTTCATAATCTGGAAACTGACCTTTGATTGCAGTATCAGAAGGACCATAGGTATTACCTATCATAGATGCTAGTAATGGATAATCCTCAGCAGGATGTGTATTTCCATCACATAGTATCCATCCATGTGGTACATTAGGGGGATTAGAACCCCTAAGAGTTGAATTACCTCCCCATGGCATTATACTGCCAATGGGAGCGTTCTTCATCGTTTTGATTCTGTTATAAAATGCCATTATAGTTCTGTTAACCACCAACCTTGATATGCAGCAGGAATAAAGTTATTTCCGTCTGACGAACCTACGAATATTAATCCGAAGGAAGCATTCTTATTCTGGATCACGAGTTCACCTGATCCGTATGGTGTGGACAATCCACCCAACTTAGTACCCTCAGTATCACCTTGAATTGCAACTGGTTCTCCATTTACGATTGGAGCACGTACAACTAGAGAGTTGTTGTAAGTTAGTGAACCACCAACCTCAGTAAATCTGATGATGTCACCTGTTTCAGGAGTAGATGGTAGTGTTAATACCAATGCACCTGTGGAAGGAGCAACAGCAACAATATAATTTACATTACTTGTAATGTTAGCATTGCTGTTAACGAATGTAGACTTATGTCCACCATTCTTATTCTTCCAACCAGTGTAACCAAAGGCATCAATAGAACAATCTTGATTGATTGTATAACCCTTAGTACCACCATCACCTAATTGTCTTACTGTTAGTATTTGCTGTGTACTTGAAGCAGTTGTAGCAGAAATACCAGCAACATCTAGTAAGCGACCAACATATGTATCACCAAATTCAGGTTCAACACGGAATGTTGGATTAAATGATGTATTAGTAAACTGAATTGCATCAGGATCCTCAACACACTTACTTGGGAATACTCTTAGGAATCCACTTATGTCTGTAGCAGCATTAACAACTAACTTACCAGCTTCAAAGTGGTGTTCATCGTTGTTAGCTACCGTTAAGATAGGTACGTTATTATCAGTACCCATGATCTCAAAGGAAGATCCAATGAACTTAACATCATCATAAACTGTTAAGCGACCATGATGGAAGTTCTTCTTAACCATCTGGATACCACCATCAGTTGTGGCAGTATTGGTTACTTCAAAGATCTCATCACCTATCAATAATGCATAGAAACGATCTAAGAAGAATGGAACTACATCAGAGTTCTTAACATTAACAGCGACAACTGAAGTTCCTGTACTTGGAATTGCATCCTCTAGTACAGTTGTTTCTCTGGTAAGAACTCTCCATACAGTTTCACCATCAGAGTGTGTCTTAGCAGCACCAGGCCAGTTAGCAACGTTGTTAACACGAGTTACAGGTAAGTAACCAGCAGTACCAGATGTTACAACTGGAGTACCAGAGACTTGCATGAATTCTTCATTACCACCA